GCACTTGCCGCAAAAGCAACGGAACAAAAACTACCGACCGTTGGTCAGTATGAAATAATGCAGTGATAGAATTTATTTAATTAAAGACACGTATAACTAGGTATGGCCGTAAATTACGCATTCCCAACGGAAGGAATGATGGGGCCGTCAACGCCCATTGATCGCATTACCGCCAGAAGCAGCATGTTTGGCGTACCTGGTACCACTCCGGGAGAACAGGTCATTGCTCGCGAAAATCTGCAACAAAAAGCGACACAAACCCTAGGGGGAGCGCAGACTTTTTTAGGAGATTTTTTGTCCGGTAAGCGTCCAGGTCTTGGTCGCACTGCTTTTATCGGCGGCATGATTCCTGGAATTATGGAAGCCGGCTCTGAACTTCAGGCTGGTCGGCCTACAGGTGCTTTGGCTGCCCTTGGTGCAGGTGCACTTACTTCTGCTGCTGGTGCCGCACTTCTTAAAGCTCCTTTTCTTCCTGCCAAACTTGCAGGCGGTGCACTTCTTTTAGGAAGCAGTTTGATTCCTGGTGCTAGTGCTCAGATTGCTGAATCAACGCGTCAATCTTTAACAGGAAAACCAACTAAGGGTAAAGAAGAAGAATTTAGCACTCAACTGGCCATGCGTGGCCAGATCATGAATCAAAATCTTGATGGTTTGGAAAGGTCTGTTGCTACCAATCTTCAGGCTACAAAAGATCTTACTACGTTCTACAACCAGGCTCAAGTCCAGCAGTTCAAGGCGATGGCACCTGAGCTTGAGAAAGCCAAGATGAATGACTTTGCCCGCTATCAAACGGCAATGGCACTTCAAGGTCAGATTCAAGGACAGCTTGGCACGCTTGCTACAGCTGGTGCTTTGGCCCAGGGTGCACAACAAGGTAATTATCTATTGACACAAACTGCGTTGACGAATAACCCGTATGCGGGCGCCACTATTCAAGCTCCTCAAATCCGCTTTGGGTGATGGCCATGTCGATTCGTAATCCTTTTGATAGGCCCTCAAGTGGCTTCACACCTGGTATCCGCCCTGATCCGACGTTGCGTCTTGATACAACAGGCGCATCTTTAAATATTGGTGGTTTTACTGGACAGACAACTGCTTCTCCTGGCAGTCTTAACACAGGCTTTCAAACGCCAATTGCAGGTCGTTTTTTAAATCTTGATAAAGAACGTATTCAGCAATTTAAAGATGCTTTTGGCAGTGAAATGGGTGCCATGGCATATTTAATTGAGCAGCAACGCATGCAAGCGTCCGATCCACAACGGATGAAAGAAATACTTGATATTCTTGGTCCCTATCAAAAGGATGTTGCACGTGAAAGCCAACGCTTAGGACAAGAGTCTGCAATCTTTGCTGGTATCCTGGATCTACCAAACAAAGCATCACGTGCGATGGCTGCTTCTCATTATTATGTGCCTGAAACGATGCAGGCTATCGCCCAGGGAATTGGTCGCCAAACTCCCTTTGTAAATCGTCAGTACACGAGTCTTTAAGCCATGAATTGGAATAGCGGATTTTCTGTTGGCTCTTTACCTGGAGCAGGCGGCGTTGCAGATAACTTAATTAAAAACCCTTTCGGCGGTTATGGTGGTTTAAATGTAGGAGGGTTCAGCGGTAACGTTCCCAGTTATGGAGGTGCTGCCGGAGCCGCTACGGGAGCTTTTAGTCCAGCAATGGGTGCCTTGACTGCGGCAAACTCAGTTATGGCTGGGATGCAACAAGCAAATTTAAATGATTCCTTGCGAAACCAATACGCAGCTCAAAACGCAATGTTTGACGCTGGTTTTGGTAAAGAAATGCTTGCTCAAAACTTTGATCGTTTTCGCTCCTTTAATGACCCTATAAGAGCAGCGCAAATTGCTGTTAACCAGCCTGATTATCGACGTTCTCTGACAAGAGCAAATCTTCCAGATCTTGCAGGTAAATACGGTAGCTTTGGTGCTTTTGCTTACTCTTGATAAAACAGGTGAGTTAAAATAAAAAGTAAGAGTAAAAGTCGGTAAGTAAACGAATGTTACCAGCAATTTTAGGAGGTTTAGCAGCAAGCGCAGGCGGCAGTCTTATTGGAGGCGCACTTGGTGGTGGTGCCCCATCATACGAACCATCCGAGACAATGGAAGCTTTGTCTGAGCATGGTCGCAATCAACTTAAAGCTACTAAACAGCAAAAGAAAGCTATTAGAGCAGAAGCAAAAACATATACCTCCCCTGGTGCTAAAGAAGCTTTCTTGCAAAGTTATCTTGATAGATTTTCAAATCCAGAATTTATTCAAAAGCAATTAACGCGTAGTTACAAAAGGCCTATTGACTATCAGACTGGCGGTTATCGTGAGCTTGCCTCCCGTGCTTACGGTTTACAAGGCTTAGAGATGCCAGGGCAAGATTTTGAACGTTATATGGGTATCGCAAAAGCTACTAACGTAAGAAGCCCAGAAGCTTTTTCAGATCTTGTACGTCAAGATTTAATTGCATCCGATAAAGTCAAAACACCTTTTGACATTGCATGGGAGCAACAGTACGGAACAATGCCCCGTGATGCACAGGGTAAGTTAGTGCGTGGTCGTGTTCAGTTTAACCCAGGTACAGTAAATCAAATGGTTAACACCATGTTAGGCACTGTCGCTTAAACTGAGTATAAAGAGAAAAAGTAAATGCCAAAAAAAGACGACGATAAAAAAAATAAAGGTGGTAATCCTCAAAATGTCACCGCCGCAATTGCTGCTGCCGGTCAAAAACTTGGCGGTAAAGAAGTAAAGCAGATCGCTCAACAGTTTGACTATACGCCAGCGAGTATTATTAGCCGTGCAGAAAAAGCAGATGTAAAAATTACTCCTTCTGCACAGAATTTTGTACAACAAGCTATTCAAGCCCAGTCCACTGCAGCAGAAACTGCTGCAAGGCAAAGCGCGCCTGCCGGCACAACACCTGAATTTCTAAATAGACCTGACGGCACTCGTTATGTTACATACAATCCAATAACACCAATTAGCAGCTCTGCTTTTGAAGATCCTTTTAGTTCTTCTGCGTCCGCTTCTGCTAATCCCCTTGCTGGTACAACAAGTCTTCTTGAAGCTGAATCAGCGAATAAACTTGCTTTAGGCCAAATTCAAAAACAGATTGCCGCTTTACAAGAAGCCGGTGCCACTGAGCGTGTTAAATACGAAGTTGACAATCGCATTCCACTTGCACAAGCAGAATCCAAAGGCAAGATTGATTTACAAAAAATTGTAAATGCTGGCTATAAAAATATTGCCAACATTGAACGTGGTACAGAGATGGTACGCAACATCACTAGTATGTTTAATTTCTAAGTTGAATGTACTAAAATACTTTTAGAGTTACTCCTGAATAGATGACTTACGCTGCAACCAGTACCCCTGGACGTAATACTCGGACTAAAGCTCAGCTCATGGCTGAAGGCATGTCTGAATCGGAAGCACAAGATCTTGTAAATGCCCAAGTCGCTCGTCAATATGGCGGTGGTATGTCGGCAGCTGAACTGCAAGATTTTGAATCCCTCATTGGTCGCCTTGAGGGTTCCAAGATGCGTCAGGCTGCTCAAGCCAACCGTGCACGTCAACGTGATGTGTTTGCTGGTGGCCTTGCCAGTATGATGGGTAATTTCTAATATGCAAGACTCTTCTGCAGATGCTTCCGCAGAGCTGGGTCGTTACCGCCAGGCGGCTGATATTGCGTACAAGTACGCCAAAAGCCGCCTTAATAAAGAGCAACCCTCAGATAAACTAGATAAAGAAGAAACTGATGTCAAATCAGACATCAAGGAAACCGAAAGGTCATGAACGAAGAAGACTTTTATTACGACAAAGATAAGGATTTAAATTCTTATGATTTGTTGTTTGACGAGGACAAAGCTCGTAAAGCAGCTTCTGCCGTTAAAATCTTTCAAGACGTTTCCGTTGGTTCTTCTAAAGAGAAGATGAAGGAAGCTGGTGCACAAGAACGAGCCTCTATTGGAACATCAGGTGAAGAGCAAAGAAAGTCTGCAGCCCAAGCTCAGGAATTCAGTCAAAGCGACGAAGCGAGAGACTACGCTCAGTCCCAAAGAGCATATCGATATTGAAGTCTTCGACCAATGGGTCGATAATTTAGACGCACCTACAGAGCAAGCATTCAGAGCGTTCTGCGCGGAGAATTTCTCCGTTATTGAATGTTATCTTTATGCTCGTTTTTTGCGTTATAACGGCTGCATAACAGGTTGTGATCTTTGGCTCCAGGAAAACTACCCAAAGCCTGATCACCGTAAAGTCTTGATCAATGAAATTGAAGCGATGCAGGAGGACATCCGTCTGCTTCGAGAAGACATTGATAACGGTGTTGTCAAGCGTGATTCGGGTGTTGCCAGGATTGCCAACATGCAGAAGGAATTGCGTGGCACTATTGCACAGATTGACTTGTTTACTGGCAACAAGGACCGCAAGGGTTTGTTGATGGCTGGTGCTGATCGTGCCATTCGCGAATTGCTTACCATCTTTAAAGATGATCCGATTGAAGTGCCCCTGGAAGAAGCGTCAATGAGTGTGTGGTCACATATGCAGATGGAAGAGTAATTAATTTAGACTAGTCATATGAGAAAGCCACCACCGCAGCCATCTGAATACGGCGAAGACATTGCAGGTCGTTTGTTTGATGTTGTACGCCAACTTAAAAAGAATCGGGAAGAGTTTGCGGGAGTGCGCCGCCCTACACCATTAGCGCAAAACGTGTCCCAAGGGCAAGAAGTTATGAATGCTTTGATGCAAAAGAAACAAAATGAGCAAGCATAAAATGCCGCCAGAGCTCCTGGAGCATTTCAAAAAGAAAGAAGCCAAGAATGAAGATGGCAGTGAGATGTCAGATAAAGAAAAAAGAAAAGCAGCCTTAGATAAAGCCCGTAAATATCAAGAGAGAAAGAAAGACAACAAAGCAAGCAAATAGGGTAGTATTCAGTAATACACTGAACAATACCTACCGTGCCTGCGTACCAGCATCTTGCCTATCGCCGCAACGCTCAAGCTGCTGCACGTAGACAACAAATTCGTATCCCACGTAATCTTGAGTCCTTGCAAAAAGCAAGGGAAGATTTTGGTTTCTTTTGTGAGTACGTAGCTGATAAACCGCCTGCTCAACACCACAAGGAATGGCATCGTCACTTTGTAACCAACGAAGACAGCAGTTGTCTCCTTAAGATTGCTGGTCCTAACGTTGATCTTTTAGCCCCTAGGGGCTCTGCGAAGAGCACAGTCCTTGGTTTGTTTACTGCCTGGGCCATTGGTATTCATACCATGGCAAAGAAGCCACTACAGATTCTTTACTTGTCGTATACGGTTGATATCGCACGCTCCAAGTCAGCAACCATTAAACGCATCATTGAAAGCAAACGGTATCAAGAAGTTTTTCCAACCGTACGCCTTCTTAAGAATGTGACCAGTAATGAGTACTGGTCTATTGATCACAAGTTTGCAGGCATCGACACCACTGGTGAAGAACAATTCACGCTTTGCGCTGCAGGCCTTAAAGGATCGGTGACCTCCAAGCGCTCTCACCTGGTCATTATTGATGACGCTATCAAGTCAGCCGCTGATATCTCTAATCCTGACATCCGTAAACAGATGCAGGACAACTGGAATGCTGTGATCGCACCCACCATGTTTGAAGGTGCCAGGGCCATTTGTCTTGGTACACGCTTCCGTCATGATGACATTCATTCGACGACATTTAATCCACAAAACAACTGGATGCAGATTGTTCTTTCTGCGATTCTTAATGATCCCAAGACAGGAGATGAACAGTCGTATTGGCCAGAGATGTGGTCTTTAGATTACCTGAAGGAAAAGAAACGGCAGGCACCAATTGCTTTTTCGTTCCAGTACATGAATCAGGTCATCAGACAAAACGAATTGTCGTTGGCGCCTGAGCTGATTGTCAAAGCAGAGATTGCTACGGAGTTTGACACGCTTGCAGTTGGCGTTGACCTTTCTGCTGGCACTAAAGAAAAGAATGATTACACTGTGATGGTTCTCGGTGGACGAATTGGTGATCAGATTCACGTGATTGATTATCGCCGTTTGCGCGTGATGGGTAACCTAGAAAAACTAGATGCTCTTAAAGAATTGCTTAATGATTGGTCGGTACTTGGTAGGGACGAAAGCGGCAATTACTTCCCAACCTACTCCACGTGTGATATTTATTCAGAAGCTGTTCAGTACCAGGCTTCCTTGGAAGCTGACTTCAAACGTGTTTGTTTAAATAACGAAAGCCTTTATAATTTAAATTGGCACCCCGTTAAAGGATTCCGTGCAGATAAGTTGGCACGTTTTCGAGGTTGCATGGGTCTCTTTGAAGACCGTAAGATTATCTTCAATCGTTACCGTAACTTCACCGCCATGTTTGAAGAGTTAACCAATTTTGGTGTCAGTAGCCACGACGATTGTGTCGACGCGCTTGTTTGGATGATTAACGGATTGATGCGCAAAGGTAAGCTCCAGCTCGATTACTAAATCTTAAAATTAGAAAAAAGCTTACTCTAGTCGTGGGTCCTGAATACATTGCTATCGGTCTAACGGCCGTTGTATCTGCTGTTACTGGTGGCAGTTGGGTTGCAGGCAAGATCCTGGGCAGGCAAAACGATCAGATCCAGCAAGCTTTTAATTACATCGGATCACAAAAACGTAGGATTGATGTTTTGGAAGACGACTTAAAGCGCATGCCTTTGGAATACGTTCTTAAGGTAGACTTCCTGAGAGAAATCCAACAGATGCATGACAACTTCAATCAAATTAACAATAAGCTTGATAAGCTAATGGAGAAATTGCTTGAGTCCAAATGAGTTACATCCTTGAGGTCCAGGAGGACGAGAACGGAGATCAATACATTGTCTTTCCAGATGAGGTCACCGAAGAGTTGGGCTGGGAAGAAGGAGACGTTCTTAACTGGGATGTCCGTGGTACAGGCATCATCATCAGCAAGGTCAATGATGCAGCTGGCTACGAGGTTATAGAAGAGTAGAATAAACGGATTGACGGATGTAAAAATGCAGAGCATTAAAGGTGGTCTTCCAGTAGGCGGTAATTTAGGATATTTTGCAGCTGGTAACCCGCTTACAAACCCAGCATTTAAAATCCCTGGCGGCGAAAGTCCTTACAAACAACCTGTTCTACCAAAAGAAGAATCTCCGGAAGAAAATATTCCTTTCTTTTTTCCAGGGCAACAACAATTGCCTAGCGCAGGAATCGGTAATGTTGGTGGTTTAATAGCGCAGCTTCAACCCTCTCAGAAGGTTTATGATATCTTTATGCGCGCTCCTGGCGGCACCGTGGTGGATCATCCAGCATTTGCGCGGCAACGCACTGATACTGCACCTAGACTTTACGACCCAAATAACTATACACAAAATAATAAACAAAATCCTTTACGAGATTATCGTTGGCCCGCCAGTTTTAGCCCCGGGAGTCTAGAGCCAGGAATACGTCCATACTTTGGTAACAGACAAGGACCTGGCTTGTACGGTGAAATGGGTACAGGTGCAATTTAATTCTCTTAAACTGCTAGTATTTAATTAACGCACAAGGTGAATAATGGCTGACGCTAAAGCCCGTCTACAAGAAATCATCAACGCTTACCTTGATAAGGACAGCGATATCGTTGTTGATACGGGTATTGTTGCGTCCCATATTGCACAGATGAAACTTTTTGGTATTCGCCAAGGAGTTGAATTCTTTCCTGCTCAGGATAACTTCGGCGCACAACGCAAAGACTTTATCGATAGGGTACTGAAGTACAACAAGATGGATACCCGGTTAGATTCCATCTGGGAATACTTCTTGTGTGATGGTAAGGGACTTTTTTACATCCGTCCTACCAAGCAGAGCTATCGCCTTTACTATTTCCGCGAACATGAATATCGCGCATATTACAACGTGGACGGTGAGCTGGATGAAGTGGTCATCATCTACAGCTATAAAGTGCGTCGTGGTAATGGCTTTGGTGAACAGCTGAACACTACAAATATTTCTGGTACCAAGAGCACATATAACCCTGGAGCTAAGCGCTATATCCGCCTTGCCATCAGGCCAAAAGAAATTGAAGAAACACACTCCGATTCGGAGATGAATTTTGATATGCCAACCTATGCGTTGACGGGCAATACTAAACAGCTTAAAAATAGTCTTGGTTTTATTCCATGCGTTGAGATCATCAATAACACCCAAGGGTTTTCCAATGAAGGATCCGGTGAGTTTGACGCTGTAGCTAATCATATTTGTACGCATGATGAACTGATGCGTACCATGCGTAAAAACATTACCTTTTTTGGTAATCCCACTCTTCTTTCGTCTCGTCCAAAGACAGACCTGATGGAAGCAGGTGGCGACATGACCGTTCAGCGTCCTTCTATTGCAGCAAACTCTGGCTTTACGAGTCCCGCTGCGTTGAGTCGCTCTACGTTTAAAGCTGATCCCGTCAGTCGTGGTGTTGATGGTCAAATCCGTGTGCCACGCGTTATTGCAAACCTGGAACCAAACGACCGAGTTGGTTATATTGTTCCAGATGCAATCACTGGTGACCAAAACGCATTTGCTCGTCAATACCGCGAAGAGATTCGTACTGCACTTGGTGGTGTTGATGAGCTTTCCATTTCTGCAGGTGTGACCGCGACTGAATACAAATCACTGTTTGGACGTGTTGCTGCTACATCTAAAAAGAAAGCAAACGCTATTTATACACACGGTATTTGTCGTTGCCTGGAACTAATCATTTACCAAGAAGAACAATTATTCAAGTCAACCCTTGCTATGGCCGCAGGTTTAGAGAAGCCCGTGGATCTACCTGCAGAAGCTTCTCCGGAAGAAGAAGCTGCTTATGAAGATGCAATGAAGCAATACAATGAGCAGCTCAAAAATCTTATGATGGCTTGCGTGGAGACCCAACAGATTCCACCCAAAGTTATTGGCCTTATTCCTGATGGTGATATTACTATTTTATGGCGCTGGATGGGACCTGTGTATGAGGACTCAACCCAAGACATCCTTAACAACTCCATCGTGGTACGCAACCTTCAAGAGTTAGGTGTTGATAGCATTGAAGCACTGAAATACCTCTTCCCGTCTAAGACGGATGAGGAAAGGGCCGAGATGTTATCTGGGTTCCCATTCAGGATGGTGAACGAATTACAGGGTGCATACTCTCAGTTCGCTCGCTTAGTGGGGGGCATGATGCAGACTCCTCACCCGCAAGCACCGGATCTTCCGATGGCTGCGGATCCAAGATTGGATTTAACGCCATATCTGTATCGAACCTTAGAAGCTCTACAAAAGGAGATGAGTTATGCAGGACGCTACCGTCCAATCGATCCCACAGACGAGCCCATCACCAGTGGCGGTGGCTCCAAGCAGCTACGTGGTACCGGCACAGGCTCCGGCACCTCAAGCTCCAGTGGCGTACCAGGTGGGTACCAGTTACCCCCAAGCAGTGCCTCAAGCGGTCCCCAGTTACCAATCAGCCCCTACTCAGTACGCCCCCCAATCCCCATCGGAGGCCAGCAACCCATGGGAGTCGGCGTTCAACAAGGTGGTGAACCTGTTGAGCAGTCCAGTTCAATCCCCGTTCCAGGGTCAACCATCGCAGATTCCGACCCAGTACGCACCGGCCAACTACGGTCAGCAGTACAGCAACCCAGCTACGCAACAATCGGCTCAGCAGACCTGGTCACCCAACCAGGCTTACTCGCCCAGCTCTTCCCAAATTTCCTCGACAATCTCCTCGGCTCTCAACGGCCTGGAAGCGACGAGCGAGGTGCAAAACGCGATCGCGGATTACCTGCAGCTAAGTCCAGAAAGCCGAAACGTAATTAATGCTTACGGCTGGGACGCACCTGCTGTCCTTAACAACTATGGCCTCCAACTGGAAGCCATGCTAGATAGTGCAGTTGCCTGGGGCAGCAAAGCACAAGAAGTTCTTCATCGTTATGCCAACTTCTCGGTTGCTGAGCACCAAGAGAACCTGGCTTACAACGAGATCCTGACTAATCCCGACGTACTCAGCGACTACACGCTGAAGTTCTTTGGTCCCGAAGGCCCATACCCTGTGTACGAGGACGAGTCCCAGCTAGAGACCCGTGGTTATCCAACTCAAGCAATTCAGGATTACATGGGTCAATTCCCTGCACCTCCTGCTGCTTCTGCTCCTCAGCAACCTGAGAACTTCTGGGGTAGCTTCAAGCAACAAATGGATGTGGACCCCAGTAATGCCTGGCGTCTTCTGAACCAAGCTCAGCCTCAAGTCGTTGCAAACAAACTGTTTGTGATGGAGTGACGCCATGCGTGGCCGTCTTAAATACGGCATCCCTGCTGCTGCTGGTTTAGCTACAGCAGGGTATGCCCTTTCTCAAAATGAAGATCCAGGTTCTGCCATTCTCTCCGGAGTTGGCGGAACGCTGGGGGGAGCAGCCGGCTTACTTGGTGCACGTGCACTTGCGGGTAAATATGCAAAAGACGTTGCAGGTTTAGTGAATACCGGCAAAGAAGCCGCAGTTCGAAATTTAACTTCTGCATCTCAAAATATTTATCCACCTCTTAAAACATCTGTTCGCACTGTATCCCCTGCTGAAGCTGCGGAAGCAGAGAAAATCAATAGGTTACGTTCGCAGATGGCAGGGGAAAGCAAGCGTGCTGCTTTGCTTGGTGGAATGGCTGGTGCTATTCAAGGATTGCCTCAAGCCACTGAAGCCGGTATGTATTCTGGCCTTAAGAAAGGATTCGGTGCAATCGCTGCTCCAGCTGGTGCTCTTGCCGCTGGTTTAGGTGGCGTAGCACTTGGTGCGATCCCTGGTTCTATTGGTGTTCCAGGATTCCAGCAAGGAGGTGCTATTGATCCAGAATCCCCTGGGTCCAGTAACACAGCAAGCGCTAAATACGGTGTAACTCCGTATGCATCTACGCAGTACATGTAATATTAAATTACGGACTGCTAAAATTTGTGATAGATAAGACATATCTATGTCTGAATCTTTCACCCGATAAAACACTTCCTGCGACACTGGAGGATAAAACAAAGTGTTCATTGATAACGACTTTCCAAAGATTCTGGGTGCGGAACTTTACCGTCCTCACCCTGCTTACATTGCCGAAATGGCAGTGGAGCCTGTGGTAGTTCATGACTTCACCCGTCAGCCTGGTCAAACCGTCCAGTTAGACCGCTATAAGTTCTGGGGTACCCCTGGTACGAAGGACAGCCGTGAGCGTATTGCCGATCAAACCATCGGTACCGCTAACAGCCGTAACATCACCAAGGAGAAAGTCCTGGTGGTGCTTAAGGAGTACACCGGTCCTGCAGATCCGGGTGATCCGACCCAGCCTTCGACCTTTAAGATTGCTCGCGAAACCCTGATTACGGCTCAGCGCCTGCTTCTGGACTCGGGCAACCTCAACATGTTCCACCAGTCGATCGGTAGCCTGACGCTGCTCGACGACTATCGCCGTTGGCGCGACCGCGTGTTCATTGATGAACTCGCCAAAGCAGAAGCCAATGGTGCTGCCTCTACCACCCAAGGTGGTTACTACTTCGCTGGTGGTAAGACTAAAGATTCCTCTGGTCGTATCTCCTACTCCAGCACTGAGTACGGCAACGAAGTTCAGCAGTTCCAGGTGAAGACCGACCTGCTGACCATTGTTAAGGATCTGCGCAAGCGTAACGTTCCGACCTTCGCTGATGGTCTGTATCGCTGCATCTGCGATCCCACCTTCATGATGCACCTGCGTCGTGACGCCGACTTCCGTGAGATTGCTCGTTACAGCGGCAACCCTGGTCAAGGCATGTACATGGGTAACCCCATGATGCCTAACAACGCCAGCTTCTACATGGGTCCCCAAGCTGGTCAGGGTTACTTCCTGGCTGGTGAGCCCGTGATGCCGACCGGCGTTCAGTTTGAAGGCGTGAAGTTCTTCGAGTCGACCAACTTCCCGACCAAGACCGTGAGTGCCTCCTTCAACGGTGGCTCTACCTACAGCTCCCAAGAAGCTGCTCAAGGTTACTTCTTCGGTCCGCAGTCGATCGGCGTTGGTATCGGTGGCCCGAACGCTCAGGTGCTCATCAACAACAACGATGACTTCAGCCGTTTCATTATCCTTATCTGGCAATTGTATGCTGGTTTTGAGATCCTGAACAAGGACTTTGTGACCACCGCTTACAGCTTCGTGTCTGATGACGGCACTGTCTGATAACAAACCATAAATCCAAACATAGGAAAAGATAAATGACCTATTTGTCCGCCAAAAAAATCTACCCAGGTAACTGGGCAGAACCCCTGAACGGTTGGTACAAGAACATTGATGCCGACTACGCAGGTATTGATGACGGTTCTAAGGGCGGTCCCACTTCTGTGCTGGCCGTTCCTGGTTACCGTTACTTCCAGCAGCGTGGTTATGTCCCTGTGACCGCCACCTCTGGTTCTGGTCCTGTGGCATCTGCTGCTGTGATCGTTCCTTCGCCTTACCGCCAGGACGACACTCGCCCCGACATCACCGGCATGGTGATCTCTGGTAGCAGCACCCTGCCTGCTTATGTTTATCGCGCGACTATCTCCGTTGCTTCTGGCTGGGGTGATGGTCGTGTTGCCTCTGGTGTGTACGCCGCCACCGGTAACGTGATCTCCTTCGGTCGCAGCAACAGTGGTAGTCCCACCGCTGCCTCTGGTATTGGTGAAGGTGTGATCCAGGCCAACCTGGCTTCCACCGTGTCTGGTACCCAAGCTGGTGAGATCTTCTTCGCCGCTGGTTCCGCTGCTTACAGCACCAATCCGTTCCTGATCGCATCCGGTGCTGCCGGTGTGACCGCTGGTAACGTGAACTACGCTGTTACCTCTGCAACCACCCTGCGTGTGTTTGCAAAAGAAACTGCCAACAGCACTGCTACCTCTGGTGGTTTCTACATCTCCAGTGGTGATGCCTCTGGTGGCCGTACCGGTTATCTGGTGGTTGAGTGCTGCTACGTCCAGCCTGACGTGGCACCTGGCTACGAAGATATCGATGGCTATCTCCTGGGCCGCACTGTTAGCTGATTAGGTTAAACTAAGACCAGTGAATAACTGGTCTTATGTCAGCTACTGCAGCAATGCTTTATCAGCACAAAAAAACAGGCGCGAGAGTCAAGATTGTAAGTGAATGGGATAACGGCGATTGGTACATGGTCGAAGACCAAGACGGTCGCCTTTATACCGCTTACAGGACTGAACTTACGCCTGATGAAGCTGCTACCAAATCGGTAAAAACACTTCAAGTAAAAGATAAAGCTGCGCAGGAAGAGCCTCGTACTTTCCCCCCGGACAACCGTTTAAATATCAATTCAGCTACCGCCCAAATGATCGCTGATCATATTAAGGGTATTGGATTGAAAACAGCCCGAGAGATTAAAGATCTTCAGATGTCCTTATCGGGTGAAAGGTTCAACAATCTCGAACAGTTAAAACAAATCAAGCGTGTTGACTGGGACGCAGTTCTGGCAGCCGACTTAATCAGAGTTTGATTACTCATCTCCACACCAAGCCCCTGGGAAACCAGGGGTTTTTTAATCTTACAATTAGAAATAAACAGTGATATGGCTGGTATTACGTTTAAAGGACGTGTTGGTTCTACCGGTAGATCAACTGGTCCGCATTTGCATGTTGAAGTAGAAGATCTTGCAACAGGCGCTCTTATAAATCCAGAAACAATACGCACCCCCCTTGCTGGTTTACGTATTGGCGAAAAGAGAGTTCCGGCGTTAATTCAAACTCCGGAAGGTAGGTTTGCTTTTAATCCAGAGGCTGGTATTACAGTCACTTCTAAATTTGGTCCTCGAGGAGGTCGTCAACACCAAGGCGAGGATTGGGCATTACCAGAGGGGACGCCAATCTTTTATGAGGGAGCCGGTAAATATGTTCCTTTAGCAAATCAAGGTGCGTATGGAAATTTATCTACATTTACCACAGGAGATAATAAGTACAAGATTCGTTTGGGACATATGCAGTCCTTAGGTGAAGCAGCGGATTTGACAGGTACAAAAGTAGCTGATCCCTCCGGAGCTGGTACAGATCCCAAAGAGTTTTTGATGGGTTACTTGCTTGGCACAGGTTTTGCAGGAGAGCCACAAGAAAGTGGCGCAACCAAAATGAAACGCCAACTTGTTCAGCAATTATTGCAACCACAGCAAGACAATATGTTTGAACAGCTGTTATCAATAGCCTCTCAACAGTATGCCGTTTAATTCACTGCATTTATAATTGAGAACATACGGAAATAAGCTGTGCAGCTCAGCGACTTTGACAAAAGTAGAGTTAGGTATCACCTAGGCTACTTCACGGTTTCCGTGCCGGCGGGTGACTATGCCCGAGCCTCTTGCTCTAAAAATTGATCAATATTTAGACAACTTTCTCCTCCTTTTGTTTTAATTAAATCAGCATATTTCCCTGGAGCCCTTGTTTTTATATTGTGACAAGTGCCACATAAAATTT